CATTAAGCAATTCATGATTTGGCAGATGGGCTACGACCTTGAAAGCAACGATAAGGGCAGCATCAGCAGTATTGAGGATCTTCTGAGGCAGATTGAGGCGGACATCATTGTTCGCGACGGAACTCTGTTTGGGCTCATTTTCGGAAACATGTATTGGCAAAAGCAGTCTGGACCTAGACTTAGGGCTTTGAATCCGATGAAGATGGGCAAGAAAACAGATTCAGGACATGAAGTCACCGAGTATGTGTACGAGCCCGAGTTCGGCAAGGCCGAGCGGTTTAAGCCTCACGAGATTCTAGAGCTGAAGTTCAACTGTGAGCCCTGGGCTCTCTTTGGCGTGGGTTGCTTGCGAAGGGTCCTGCCAACAATAAAGGCTCTCCTATTCATGGAAGAGAAGCTGCCCTGGATAGCTCGACGTCGAGCAGATCCCCTGCTCGCCATTCAAATCGGGAGCAAAGAGCAACCAGTTGACAAGGACACTTTTGACAAGACGAAAAACGGCATCATCAACCGCAAGCCCGGAGAAGACATTTTCCACGACGGAATCCTAGCGATTCAAGAAGTCTACCAAAGCGCCAGCGTCGGCGGACGCCAAACAGTCGAACCCATACTGGCTCATTTCACGCGCAACCTTGTTGCAGGCCTCGGTGTTCCAGAGCCGGCACTCGGCTTCGGTGGAACCACGACAATGGCCACTGCCGAATATCAGGAGCGAATTCTCGAAGCTGAAGTACGCGGCTATCAGCGCGTCTTGAAGAGGACGCATGAAAGCAGTATCTTTTCCTTGGTTCGCACGAGGAGCCCTGTGAAGATGGTTTGGAGACCCTTGAAAAGCGAGGACAAAGAAGCCCTGAGCAAGATGCTCCAAGGCGAGATCGAACATGCCGTAGTCTCTCCAGAATGGGCAAGGCAGCGCTTGGGCTATCCGGAAGAGGCGGGCAAGAACGTCTACATCGACAGCAGACTTGTCGTTCCGAATTCCAAGCAAAGTGATTGATTATGCCGAGATCAGCAGATTTCGAAAAGATTTACCAAGCTTTCATGTGGCGCTACTGCAACGGCCAAGCTGAATGTGAAACTGGAAAAAGCAACTATTACGCTTGGCTCAACAAACTGGGTCTTGACGATACTAAGGCATATCAGCGTCCTCAAGAAAAGTTCAGTTGGACTGAGCCCTACATACAATTCTTGAAAGAAGATGAACAGGCCAAATACTTCAAAGTTGAAGCTCTTTTCCCTATTACCAGCATGAACAACAATGTCTACACAAAAGATGAATTACTCCAGGCTGCAAGGTCTCTTGTCGGCAAAACTGTAGACCTCAACCATACAGACGAGAAGCTTCCTGAAGTCACTATTTATGATGCCCAATACGAGGATAACTGTGTCGAATGCCTTCTCCGAGTAGCCAAGGAAAGCAAAGCATTGGAAATGATTGAGAAGGGCGAGATTCTCCAGGTCAGTATTGAAGCAGACTGTCTCCGGGGCAGAGAACAGACGCCGGAAGGCAACGTGTGCCATGGGCTCATTTTCACAGGGCTCGCATTACTCACGAAAGATGTCCTAGCCGGGGTACCGCTTAGTCGCATTATGCCGGTTGAAAAACTGGTTGAAAACTTCACAGTCATGGACGGGAAAGACTTGGGTGAAAAGGAAACGGACGGACCGAAGCAGAAGGAAGAAAATCAGCAACTTAAAGAAAATGCTGTGACAGAGCATGGGCAGCCACGGGGAACACCTTCAGCGCTGTCAAGCGCGTCGCCAACCAGCATTGTGCAATCTCAAGATGAACTGCGTGAAAAGATCAAGGATCTCCAAGGCAAGTGCGAGGCTCTAAAAAGTGACTTGGAAACGCTGAAGAAACCAAGAGAAGAACTTAGGAGAGAGCCCTGCAAATGCGTCCTTACGAAGGAAGGTTTCTGGGCGCGGTTCCATCAGCTTCGAAGTGAAGGCGCCAGCAAGTCTGAGGCCTTCCGCCTCGTAAGTCTGGAAGTCATTGAAGCAGCAACTAAGAAATCAGTTTAGTTTTCAGTTCTGCGGTGAGTTGACCCTCCGACTCTTCCCGGTGAGCTGGGCAGCGAAATGTGGGTTATGAAATTCAAGGGAGATTGAAGAAATGAGTCAGAAAGAAATCTCAGACCTAGCCCGCCAAATCGAAGAAAGATTTACCAAACTCGAGGAAAAGGTTTCACAGAAGGAAGACTTGAAGCTTTACGCTAACATGACCATGAAGGAAATCTACAGTCTGACACGCAAGAAGGAACTGACAGAAAAGCTTCATACCTTCTACGAAAGTGACGTCGCAAGAATGAGCGTAAAAGAGCTTTTGACAAGCACGAGCAACATCGCTTTACCGACTATGGTTCAAGCCAGAGCCCTCTTGGAACTGAAGAATTGGGTTGACGCTCGAGATCTTTGCATGCGTGCAGCCGTTTCTAAGGGCTCGGGCAAAACAGTCGACACAAATATCATCACTCAACCAGCCTTCAGCGAATGGACTGAAGGCTCAGCTCTTGCCGCAGCGGATCCAACTCTGACGAAGCGAACCATTACCATGAAACCTTTCGGAAAGGTAACCCAGATTTCTGACCTGCTAGCGAACACTTCAGCGATCAACTTCGTTGAGCAAATAGGACAGGTTCACGGCTCATGCGTTAGACAAGGAATGTTCCAGTACGTGGTCGTTGCTCTTTCAGCGGCAGCAGGCGGAAGCCTAAGCGCAGCTTCGGGCACAACCCTCACGTTCGCAGAGATTGCTACAGCAATCAAGAACAACGCTAACTACGGGTTCCAAAGCGATTTCATCGTAACTTCCCCAGCAAACATGTGGACAGCATTCACCACGGACTATGACAAGAAACAGTTCTATGGGGCTCTGGCAGACCTGTTGGTGACAGGCAAAATCCCGAAAGTCATGGGCTTGGACTGGTACGCAGACCCGTACTGGGACACCGTCTGTCCTTCCGGCGTCAAATGCTTGGCCTACGTCGGCTCCAAAGGCTTGAGTGCAGTTTGGGCTGGCTTACAAGAGGAGCCCGTTGTCGAAATATACAGGATCCCGACTGAACTGGCAAACTACGTGATAACTCACATGGACGGCGGAGCTATAGGCGGAATAGCCAACAGCATCCAGAAAATCACATCCCAAACCTAGTCGCTCGTTCAGTACATTCATCTTCTCTCCCTTTTTTCGGTAAAAAGTAATGATCAAGGATGATAGATCTTACCAAAATGAGCAGTGCCGAACTTTTAGCGATGGCTCACGGTCTAACGGTCATGCTGAAACTCAATGGCAACTACGTCATCGCCATCAACGATAGGGGTGAAAGCTTCGCCGTTTACACTCTTCCCGAACCTAAGTCCGTGAAAAGATCATTCTGGGCGCGGTTGTTCGGTGCGCCTGAATGTGTTGAACTTTGCGGTCACAACCTGTTACGGCGCCATTTGACGTGTGGCGTCTGCCGGTGGAAGAAGATCAAGGAAGGCAAACTGCCGCCGGTCGTGCCGGTGAACGTGTACTTTCTGGCTCAGGGCAAACATCGCCGGTTTGAACGAATCCAGAGTTGGCTTGTGAAGAAGCTTCTGGCTCTGGTTGAATTTGTATCTCTCTGGGGTGAGCAGCATGGTGTACTGCACAAAGGATGATGTCAAGGCTTACAGCAAGATTGCATACACGGATCTAGGCTACGTCAGTGATTCGGCATTCAACACTTTCCTTGATAGTTTGATAGCTTTGGCTCAAGGAATCATCGATGGCTACTGCGGTGTGCCCTCTGGGTTTTTTGAGGCAGGAGGTCTCTCGTTCACGAATGAACTGCATGATTACCGATATCCATGGATTGACATGCGTTACTACCCCATTCTTTCAGTTTCAAAGGTTGAACACAACACTCAGGGCTACGGCATAACACCTTCTTGGGTTGAAATCTCCACACAAGACTACATCGCAAACATTCAAACAGGCCAAATCATGCTTGTCAACAAAATACCTGCCATCGCTGAGCAGAGCGTCCGAGTATCGTATACAGCAGGGTACGCTGCGACACCAGATCCTGTGAAACACGTTTGTCTTCAGCTCTGCAGCAATCTCTTGCACGAGATCCTTCAACGCAAAATGAACCCTACTGTCCGAGTTGACGATTTGACCTTGAAAGTCTTGATGCCCGAAGCTTTGAACCGTGAACTCCAAGTTATGCTTGCCCCTCACATTCGCAAAACGGTTGCCTGTGGATGAGCATTCAGGTTGAAGTCCAACGGCGCGGTCTAGACATCAGAATTGTTGCTGACGAGATTCCCAGCGACATTTTGCCGGGGCTCGTCAAAAAGATAGCTGATTACACTTACGCTTTGATGTCTGCTAAGGCTCCTGTCAGATCTGGACGCTTACTAGGAAGTATTCGAGAAGAGGTCCTAGGCCTTGAAGCAACTGTCGGTCCGACTGTACCCTATGCCATTTACGTTGAGTATGGCACGAGCCCTCACGTGATTCTGCCGGTCTTCGCACGAACGCTAAGATTTGAGACTTCAGGAAAAGTGGTCTTTACTCCCATCGTTCATCATCCTGGCACCAGACCTCAGCCTTTCATTCAGGAAACAGCCGAAGACACTCGGAGACAGATTCCAGGATTCTGGCAGGAAGTGGCGAAAGAAGGGATTCGTTGATGACGAAGTATTATGATGCTTACAAAGCGGTCTTCGACCGTGTCAAGGCCAACTTGGAAACGGTCTCAAGCATCAAGGCCGTGGTTCTTGGAGAGCAATTCAGACTCACTGAGCTACCGTTAGCTATTGTCAATCCCGAGCCCACAGAGATCAGTCAGGCAGCCTTTGGCGGAATACTTGACAACAAGATCGGGATTTCGATCGTGCTGATGATTCGTGAAACCGAGCCCTCGGACTGGTTTACAGACATCATCACCGTGATGGGCGATGCGTTGGACAAGATCCTCAGTGACCGCACATTGAACAACACAGTGAGAGACGTCATCCCCACGGTCTTTGGTCCTGGCGAGATCAGGACTCAGAACAAACTCTTCTACGGCGGCGTCCTCAAGTTTCAGGCCTTGATGTTCTTCACACCGTAGCAGGGCTCGTGCATGCACAAAGAATTGAAGGAGCATCTGATCAAGAAACTCATCAACGTCTGCATGCGCATCATCGACAAACTCGTTCCCGAGCCTGAAACACATTATCCGCAGACTCGCATGGCTGAACGTGTTTTCCAGAAGCTTTTCCACATTTACAAGCTTGAGGTCTTCGGGGGCAGATTTGACGACGTGCCCTATCAGGTTCTTGGAACGCTGAAGGACAGCAACTTTCGACACTTCCTGTCAGCAACCCGAAAGATACTGTTGTACATTGGCGAGAACGACAGGTACTACAGAGCGTGGATAGGGCTCGCGTTCAGTCTCGCAAAGAACGAATATGATAGGGCTCTCATCGAGCTTTCTCGTGCCGAATTCCTGAAAGAGTACGAGGAACAATGGGAGCTTGCGTTTCACTGCATCCCAGAATCACATTTTCAGCTTCATAAATCAGAGTTTCTTGACATGATGTTGGCAGCGCATCTGCCTAACTTGTTGCGAGAGACGATTCCCAAGAGGAGTTGTCCGCAAAACAAGGAAACAATCTAGGAGTGAAACGAAAAAATGGTGAATACAACACCTGTTATCGGTCGAAACGGCAGCATAACGGTGAGCGGTACGGAAGTGGGCTATGTGAAAGGCGTGACCCTCGACATTGACGCTGATATCATCAAAGAGTACAAGTTCACAAGCGACCTTCCAGCTGTCTTGGAGAGCGGAAACAAATCTTTCAAGTTCAAGTTTGAAAAGATGTACATCGACACAACCTACGCAACACTGGTTCTCAACGGCACAAAGGTGACGATTCTTCTGGGACCTGCAAACTGCACCCCGACTGGGCAGCCAAAGTACACATTGAGCAACGCGATAATCTTCCATCATGGCTGGCGTGAAGAGCAAGCCGGCATAGTGATTGAAGAAGGCTCAGGCGAAGCTGCAAGTTTGACGATTGGAACCTACTAGGAGGCCGTGTCTATGTCTAAGAGCCCTGCAGAAACCGGTCGAGAACTGTTCGAGAAGGAAGAGGCAGCCGACAGAGAGCTTGCAAAGAAATTCGATCCAAAGAAGATTCTTCAGAAAGCAAGTGAAATCCGCACTTTAGACGACCCAGTTCTCGGCGAAATCAAATACACGATTCTGACAACCGGAGACCTGTTCAAGCTTGACAAGATTACTGACAAAGAAGAAAGGGCTCGTATGACGATCTTTCTGCTTCTTCACAAAGCCTACCCAGACATGAAAGAACAAGACATCGACGGCTTCCCTGGTGACACTACAACACGACTGTGCGAGCTGATAGCTTCTCCTGAAAATTTTTTCCAGATTCCACAGGTCTCGAAAACTGGATCCGAGTCAACGAACACGCCCAACTCATTGGCTTCATAGCACACGAATTCGGCTACACTCTTGAGTACATCGAGTCGCTGAGTCCTTTCCAATTTGAATTTCTTGTGAACTGGGCAACTTGGTGGTACCGCATGCTG